ACAGCTAACATGCTATCAGGCGGTTGTTTATCTGATATCAACGATCAGAAAATAGGTTTCGGTAGTGTTGGTGGTGACTGTTAATGTCATTTGGCTCAGCACAAGCTGCTCAAGTAAAACGATTACTGTCTAGATTTGGCTCTACTACATCTGCAACTATACGAAGAGTCACAGACGGTGTGCTAGATCCTGTAGCCGGTGAGTATACAGGAGGTACTTCAAGTACCTTAGCTTTATTCTCAGCACAAACCAAAGTTACCAAATCAATGTTAGTCGATGAACGCATAAGAATCACTGATGTTAGATTGATATGCTCTAATGATGTTGTTCCTCTAGAAGCTGATACTATTGTAATTGACGGTAGAGACTACCAAGTAATTGTGATTAACAAACACAAACCTGCTGAAACTGTTGTAGCATACGAGGTGTTTTGTCGTGTCTAAGAGAGTTAAAAGTAAAGATCTAGGTATGGCGCTATCTAAAGTAATAACTAAGTTAGCTGTTAAAGGTAACAAGGAAGCTGCTAAGGTTGCGCGTAAAGCAGTTGTTACCACATGGACTAATATCATAACCCAAACACCTATCGACACAACCGCTGCCCGTGGTAGTTGGTTAATTGGTGGTTCTGTTAGTAGTCAATTAAAAAGCTCTGGTGGTAAAAAAGGTCGATCGTATGTTGAGAAGATGGTTCCCCAAGATGTATTTGGGATTAAGCTATTTCTATTCAACAATCAACCATATATTAATATGTTAGAATTCGGGGGATATAGTACCGGACCTAAGACCACAGGCGGATATAGTAAACAAGCACCCAACGGGATGGTGAGAGTTAATCTTGCTAAATTTCCTAGTTTAGTTAGGAAGTTAGAGAGGCGTAGATAATGGCCTATTATGACATACATAAAGCACTTACTCAGTCACTAATTGATTTAGGTCTAACCGTACCAATTGCACATGAAAATATAAACTTCAATCCAGATGCAAATACTTCCTATACGACAGATGCTACAGGTTATACAATAGGCGATACAGCTATTACTTTAATAACAGGCTCGGGCGCAATATACGCAGGTAGTAATGTAAGTTTCGACGGTGATCCTAATTATTATCAAGTTGTCACAGGTATCTCAGCACCGGGCGTTGTTACTTTAGCAGCCCCAGGACTATTGCAAAACATTTCAGCAGCAGTTACTAATACTACCGGACACATAGAACAGTTTGTTGATGTAACGGAAATACCAGTTACTACAGAAGTTATCTCAAAAGACTCGCTTGATGAAGAAATAGGTATTTACCAATTATCGGTATACACACGATCAGGCGCATCCACTAGAAAAGCCTACGAATTATCTGATACTATAGCTAATAACTATAAGCATGGTGACGAGTTAACCAGTGGTACACAGAAAATCTTTATTGAAATCACTAGTAGAAATCAAGGTAGAAATCTGAACGGTTGGTTTATTATTGACTTATCAGTTAATTATGTAGCAGATTTATCAAGATAATGCTATAATTTATGAATATTTACATACGAGGTTATGAAAAATGAGCGGTGAATTAAACGGCACTAATATAATTCTGCAAAACAGTACCGGTGCTATTGTTGGTCAAATGGAAATTACAGCGGCTTACGCTGGTACTCCTATCGATATTAGTAATAAATCCGTTGGTGATTTTGTTACTCTTTTAGACGGTGAGTTAGCTACTAAACAGCTTACTATTTCAGGTACTATCGTTTATAACGATGATACTCAATATAGAGCTATGCGCGCTGATTCAATAGCAGGGACACAGGACACGTACACGCTAACGTATACAAGTGCAGCAACCACTGATGAATCATTTGCCTGTTCAATGGTTCCTACTGGCTTGAGCGATGCTATCCCACACGGTGATAAAGTATCAACCTCAATCACATTTGTATCAAGCGGCACAATCACACATACTGCTGCTGTGACCTAATGTTTAAGCTTTGTGGTAAAGAATACAACTCTAAAATGTCTTTAGAGGCAATGAAGAAATTCAAACAAAGTACGGGTAAAGACCTTTGGTGTTTACTTATTACTATGATTGAGGTATTTGCTACCACCAGCGAATCATCCGTTTTAGAGAGAATGCGTCTACTTTATGAAGCGTGTGATTTTGAAACAGCCTCTCTTGCCTTTCACTCTCTATGTACTAGCGAATCAACACCATTAGATGAAATACAAGACGGTATGTTTAGAGTCGGTTGGATGCCTACAGAACGAGAGGGCGATATTACAGAGCCGTGGCCTTTGATACTTGTTATGTTAGCTTATGATGTTGATAAACAATTTAACCAAATCCCTGAAACGGATAAAAAAAAAGTGGGTACATCGGAGTAATTCGTAAGAAAAGAGAAAAGATTGATTTTGATGTTTGGGGTTGGTGGCGCTATTGCGTTAAAACATTACAAATAACACCTTCTGAAGCTTGGAAGATGGATTTCGTAGAAATATCTAATCTACTAGACGAAGAGCATAAAGCTAAAAATATAGATGTTAGTGTAATGCTTAATTATGAGCGTGTTAAAAACGGAGTAGATCCTGAATGGCTACAGAAAGTCTCATAGTTGAGTTAGATGCTGATAATTCCAAATATAATAAAGAGATGGCAAAAAGTGGCAAAGTCACTAATAAAACATCTGATCTAACTAAAAACCTAACTAAAGCAGTCGTTGCTCTCGCAGCAGCTATTGGTGTTCGTGAATTTGCAAAATATGCGGATAGATGGAAGTCAATTCAGAACGAATTACGGATAGTAACCAAAGATACTAAAGATCTAGCTAATACTACTGAAAACCTCCTAGCTATATCTCAAGCAACTGGTGCAGCTATAGATTCAACATCTACTCTATACGCAAAGCTAGCACGATCAACACAAGATCTAGATGTAAGTCAAAAAGATCTTCTTGATGTTACTGAAGCAATCAATAAAAGTTTTACTTTATCAGGCGCATCTGCTCAGGAAACGAGTGGTGCAATAAGACAGTTAGCCCAAGGTTTAGCTTCTGGGACATTGCGTGGTGATGAATTTAACTCAGTAGCAGAACAAGCACCCGTAATAATGGAAGCGGTAGCCAAGACTTTAGGTGTTACTCGCGGCGAACTTCGAGAACTAGCCGCAGAAGGTAAAATCTCATCTGAAGTATTGATTGATTCAATGCTTAATTATAAAGATACTGTTGATACTCAATTCGCAACAGCTTCAATAACTTTAGAACGAGGCTTCCAAACAGCAGAGAATGCGACAATTCAATTTGTAGGTGAGTTAGATACTGCTTTAGGTGTGACAGATGCTATTGCTGAAGCTATGTTTGATATGTCAAAAGATACAGACGCTAATGCAGACTCAGCGCGGGCGTTAGCTGCTGAAATTAAAGCACTAGGTGCAACTTGGGGTGCATCTTTTGATCAAATGTCTTTAACGACAAGCAATTTCAATACTGAATTAGATGGTGTTAAGTTCGCTGCTGGCGAGGTAGCTAAATTCTTAAAAGAAGCTTTCGTTAATCTCCCTGCTAATATCAAAGCATCCCTACAAATAGCAATAGAAGAATTGTTTAAATTTTTCTCTGATATAGTTGATAGTATTGATATATTTGCTTTAGAAGCAAAAAGAGGCTTAGAAGAGTTACTACCTGATTTTGCTAAAGATGACGAAGCTATCTCAGGTATTGATGCTGAGATTGAAAAGATAAATGAATTAAGAGAAGCTAGAGCGGCCTCTCATGAAACTAAAGTTGAAGAAATATTTGCAGAAAGAGATGCGGCTATTAATGCAGGTAATGCCGTATTAGAACAAGAAGCAAAAGAGCAAGAAGAACGTGAGGAAAGACGCGAAGAGCGTAACGAAATAGCTGATGAACAAGAGGGTATTGATAAAGAGCGTGAGGAGCGAACAGCACAACGAAAAGCTGATTTAGAGACAGAGCTATCGGCTAAGAAAAGTAAAGTTGATAAGATTGCGGAAAAGGAGAAAAAGAAGCAATTAAAGATTGATGAAAAAGCTGAGATGACAAAGCGCACCATTCAAGACGCGACAATAAACGCAGCTATGGCCGCAAACAGTATGCTATTTGATGATAACAAAGCTATTAGTGCTGGTATCATTGTTGCAGATGCGGCGGTCGCAATAAATAGACAGTTTAAGGATTTACCTTTCCCAGCAGCTATAGCTAATTCAGTAGTAATAGCCTCTAATGCGGCCTCACAACTAGCTGCGGCAAAAAGTGCATCAAAAGGCGGCGGTTCTATCTCAGCAGGCGGTGGTTCACCTTCTATAAGCGCTGGCGGTGGTACTGAGGAGGCCGAAACATCAACTCTAGATATCTCAGAACAAAGTGAATCCAATACACAAACTGTTCGTGTCGTGCTAGAATCAGGGGATGGTGACGTATTTCTTGATAGTTTATCTAAGAGAATGGAAGAAAACACAAGACAAGGGCGCTAATGTTACTAACTAAAACCAACATTTTATCAGGAACAATACCAACTATAAGTGTGGGAAGTTCTTCTGATGACGCCGAAAATATAACTGATCAGGATTTTTCGTTAAATTACACCTCTTCGTCTAAAACATCAATGACTATTGAGTTCGGAGCTACTGCTGAAATAACTTATATGGCATTAGCTGGTTTGATCATAGCCGGTGATGGCAGTGGTACAAGTAGTGTTACGTTATATGATGATACTTCTTTAATTAATACCGCATTATTGAAAAGAAACCATTGTGTGGTTATTCCTTTTGAAGCAAGGTCTTTTACCAACCTTAAAATTGTACTCGCTAATCCTACAGCAGACACCGAAATATCAATAGCTTATGTATCAGCAGGCACTACTTTGACAGTACCAAACGATGGGGAAACAGCAGGGTATACACGCCATTGGCTTAATAGGCAAATAAAGACTAAAGCGACAACAAGCAATTTAGCCGCACCAGTAACAGTACTTAGAAAACCTATAGCGATAAAAGGGACGTTAAGTATCCCAAATATGTTAGCGTCATTTTCACAAGAAGATTATCAAGACTTTCTAGATTTCGCGATAGATGAATTATTTTTCATTATTGAAGATGAGACTAAATTTGAAAGCTCTTATTGTTGTTTTGAGATGATCCCTAAACCACCTAAAGCGCACTCACAAACAAGATCGTTGAACAATGTAGCTTTTAGTTTCAAGGTATTCAACGGACTATGACTACTTTTGCTGATTCGCAATCCCAATTCTCACAGAGACATTTTACTATAGTTGAAATAGATCTCCCTGTGGTTGAAGGTACGTGCACAGTCAGCGGTTTACCCGGCTATGGCACCCCTTTAAGTTGTGATCAAGCATCTAATGCAACAAGAACATATAAATTTACAA